AAAAGCAACCAATTCTTTCTTAGTACAATCACTTGCCGACCATGCCTCTTCTTTGGTGAATACCTGATCAATACAACCTGCAACAGATTCAAATGCCTTATCAATTCTGTCTTGATTTGTCTCGTCTGAAGGAGAAATGAAGTTATTCTCTAGGAATTGCTGCATTGATGGATATTTCATCTTTATTGAAATACCACCTCCAATGTCTACGGTATCACTATGTCCATCAGGTATGTGTAACTTGATGTCAGATAAACCTATGGTAAGTGGTACCGTTGTTTCTCCGTCATCTTGACATGTTACTATGAGATCAACAGTCTCTCCAACTGATTTACCTCTCACATTTAGAAAAAGATATTCAAGATCGAATGAAGGTAGATCATCTATCTTCACTCTTGACATCATACAACCCTTCAATACATTTTTGATTGTTGCAGTGATGTCTTTCTCACTTCCATTCTCCATCGCTATAAGTAGTGCCTTTTCCTCTTTTACAAGAAATGGGCGATACTTTACTGCTTTTTGAGATGATATAAGATTCAGTTCAAATGTTGGTGCTACGACCTTTGGTAAAGGCATAATAATTACTTCAGTGATTTATTTAGCAGGTCACTCCCTACCCATTCCATCGAAATCTGTAGAATTACGCATCAAGTAATCAAGAGAAGATCTCCAACCTAAGAATCCACGATTTGCTTCGTTCTTTGTAACAGATTTATCGTCTGGAGTAGAAGCAGATCCGTCAGAGACTGCTGCTTTCAATGTGGTACTCAATAGAGTAGGTCTTCTACTAATATTAGCATCTCGTGTATTTTTCCATGGTTGATCTGATATAGCAAGAACATCACCTGCTCTTGATGTTCTATCAACAAAGAAGTTGTCAAACTTGAATACTATTGATGTCTTGATCAATTGTGCATTACCATAAGCGAGGGGTGCTGCTACTATATTGATAGGAAAGGCATTTTGAACATAGTATGTGATACTACTTGGTATCTGTATTGATTGAACATTTGTTTCTTCAAGTCTATCACTTTCTTGAAAAATATCATTACTAAACGCTGTGATTTCTATTTCACACTTATATTCATCAGGATACTTCAATCTTCTAAATGAATTTTTATCATTTCTACGTTGTCTAGTGCTCGTTCCAAAATGACCATTACCTAAACGAGTAGGACTGATATATTCCAACCATGCATTGAATACATCATTTGTATAATAATCTTTTTGAGAAAAAAATGTAAGAGTAAGATCGGTCATCTTTCTCATAACACCCACTTGTGTCATCATACCTTGTCTTAGACCAGGTATTTCTGCATTTACCAATGATGAACCTGGTAATACTGCCTCTGAACAGAATAATCTTAGATAATCTCCTAAATCTTCATCGGCATTGAGGTCATAAAAACCATGCTGATTGATAAATGACAATAATCCTCTTGCTCCCCTGAAATTTATATAAACGTCGTATGAATTATTAAATGCGGGTACGATATTACCAAATTTCGTGTCAGTTTTGTGCAACAACTCCGTAGGGAGATGATGCTTTTGTCTCATTAATACATCTGCTAACTTTGCCATCTAAATAATTGTGTGATTTACCGAGAAAATGTCTTATAAAGGCAAATTCAGACCATCAAAACCTAAAAAATATAAAGGTGATCCCACTAATATAGTATATAGGTCACTTTGGGAACTAAAATTCATGAGGTATTGTGACAGTAATACTAATATTGTCAAATGGTCTAGTGAAGAAATTGTTATTCCATACAAATCACCCATCGACAATCGTTTTCATAGGTATTTTCCCGATTTCTACTTGAAATACAAAGATAATACTGGAAAAATGATAGAGAAGGTAGTTGAAATCAAACCTGCCAAACAAGTGCAAGAACCTAAAGTACAAAAAAGAAAAACTAAAAAGTATGTGACCGAGGTTGTGACATATGCCAAGAATCAAGCAAAATGGATTGCAGCAGAGGAATTTTGCAAGGATAGAAAGTGGAAATTTCAAATACTAACGGAGAAAGAACTTGGAGTTTAGTAATGTATTTCCAAATTCACAGGCAGTAGGAAGTCCTCAACCAGGTAGACTTATGCTGTTCCAGTATGGTGCAAAATATGCTAAATCTCTTCCATTCTACGATAGAAACCCTTTATCTTATATTGTCGCAGTAGAGGGTAAAGCATTTTACGGGGTCAATCTTCATTACACAAAACCTCAGAATAGAGCAGCAGTATTGAGTTACATTGATGCAGGTGATGACTTTACAAAGTTATCTGGATATAATAAATACCTCAGATCATACGTTAGAGGCATATTTCTTGCTCTTAGTCTGACTGACATGGAAAAAGCAGTTGAAATGAGACTAGAAGACTTTGTACGTAATTTGGGAGGTGTCAATATAAGTATTGACCCTAATCTCACTAATTTTTATAGAAAATAATGTCTGGACAAATAAAAGTCTCTGCTTATGGTGGTAACGGTCCTATGACCGAAACGTTTCATTATAGGATAGATGGCAAAAAAATACATGAAACCGTAGATATCGACCTAAACAGTTCTACTTATGGACAAACTCTTAGTGTAAAAACCAAAATTAATGGTAAATTAGATGATGTTAGTCCAAATAGTGAATTAGGATTAGCAGTGGCACATGATGGAAATGGTGCAAGACAGAATTCATATCTCAATGAAATGGATTATATTAGTGGTAAAGCAGAGAAAGCAGGTTTTGGAAATGTTCATAATGAAGCATTGAAAAACTCAGAAATGTATAATTTTGCAAATGGATCTAAACCAATCAATAAAGAAATACCTGCTGTCGAGTATACAATATCAGCTGATGATGCAGAGGCTAAAGAAAAAGAAAAGGTTTTAGAACAGACGAATGAAACTGAGGCTACAGAAAGAGAAAAAAGTTTTGTTGGTTTGATGCAATATCCAGCAAATGCACATTATAATGATAGATCAAGACCTACACAGGATCATATGAAAATTGATATGTTCCAGTATCAAGCACCTCAAAAAAATATTTTAAGAGATTATAGGGGTTTCAATGAAGGAAATAAAGATGGTAATGTATTTGCAAATCGAGCAAAAGATTTAGCATGGGGTGCGGGGGGAGCTACAACACTTCCATTAGCAATAAAGGATAAAACAACTCGTAAGACTCCTCAAGGTGCAGGTGCAAATAGCAGAACAGATAATCAAAAGTTTGCCGATATTATAACAGGTGGATTGCCAAGAAATACAACTCTCAAAAAATATTTGGGCACTGTCAAAATGCCAATTCCAAACCAACTCAGAACTGCAAATGGTGTAAGTTGGGGTGAAGGAAGAGCAAATGCCTTTGAAGCTGCATCATTTATGGGTGCTTTTGGTTCAATTAGAAGTGCAATTTCTGGGGAGAAGGGTTTAATAGATCTTATTAGAGATGGTTCTGGAACCTTGAAAAACGTCATTGGTAAATTTGCAGGTGGAAATGCAGGTGATGCAAATGACTTATTAGCGAGTGCAGCAGCAAAAGCAGCATTATCATCAATCAATATAAATACTGATCCCAATCAGATGATAACTAGAGCAACAGGAAGAGCAGTCAACCCAAATCTTGAATTATTATTTGCAGGTCCTAAATTGAGATCTTTTCAATTTACATTTCAATTTGCTCCACAAAATATAGAGGACGCTTCTGTGACTAGAAGAATTATGAGATTCTTCAAACAGGGTATGTTACCAAGCAGAGCATTGAGTAGTGATTTATTCTTGATGTCACCTAATGTGTTTAGATTGTCATTTATGAATGGTCAGGACAAAATTAGATCTTTAAATTCATTCAAAATTTGTGCTCTAACTTCCTGTCAAATAGATTTTACACCAGATGGTACATATCAAGCGTATGATGATCCAAGTGTAATATCTCAACCAGTCAGATCTATGATGACTCTTGGTTTCACTGAATTGAGTCCAATATTTTGGGATGATTATGAAGGTAGTAACAGAGCATCAGTTACTGAATTACAATCAACAATTCGAGATGAAGGACCTGATGCAGCAAGTGCTCCTAGAGAAACTGGCAAC